CAAGGACTGAACTTGGCTTGCACCTGAACTTCGGGAACGGGGGAATGGTGGGGGGATCTGCCGGTGTCACCATGCAGAACCTCAACACCTACGCCTACCAGATGGGCATCAAGAACAGTGATGACTGGACCAGGCAGCAGGTCATCAATATCAGTCGTGGTCTAGGCACTGAGCAGGATGCGAAGAACGCCATCATGCAGCAGGCTGAAGCGCAGTTCCCTCAGTATGCTGATCAGATCAAAGCCGGTCAGACTGTTGATTCTCTCGCTGCACCGTACACTCAAAGCATGACTCAGATCCTTGAGATCCCTGCTGGCCAGGTGAACCTGTTCGATCCCACCATCAGGAATGCTATGAGCTACAAGGATCCAAACGGCTCGGGCTCAGCCGAGCCGCTCTGGCAGTTCCAGAATGGACTACGTCAGGATCCTCGCTGGGGTCAGACTCAGAACGCCCAGGATGCTGCCATGGGTACAGCTCACCGCGTGCTCCAAGATTTTGGATTGTTCTCATGAAGTGTCGAGACTGCCCAGATGAAGCAAGGTTTGATCGTACGAGATGTGAGAAGCATCTTGCTCACTATCGCGAATACTCTCGCAAGAACATGGAGCACATCTGGGCCGCGAGCCTCATGCGAAAGTATGGGATCGACTCAGATCGGTACTGGGAGATGCATGAAGGGCAGGGTGGACTATGCGCTGTATGCATGGAGCCGGAAACAAATAAGCCGGGCAGGGGAGATACTGTGGCGCGGCTATCCGTCGATCACTGCCATGAGACCGGTCGAGTCCGCGGGCTACTCTGCTTTCGATGCAACACTATGCTTGGTAAGATCAATGATGATTCAGAGATGCTGCGCCGTGCAGCAGATTACCTAGACTTCGGATTGTTCAGCTAAGGAGGCATGATGGCACTCGAAGACAACCTATCAGGTACTCAGAGGGATGCCTACGAAGCAGTGAACAACCTGTTCACCTCGTATGGTCTCCAGACTCTGGCGCCGAAGATCTACAGCTACATCCAGAATGGCTACAGTGCTGACACCGTGAGCATCCTACTTCAGCAGACTCCTGAGTACAAGCAGCGTTTCGCTGGCAATGATCTCAGGCAGAAGGCGGGACTACCCGTCCTTTCCCCCGCTCAGTATCTTTCCAATGAATCTCAATACAGGCAGATCATGCAACAGGCCGGTCTTCCGACCGGCTTCTACGATCAGCCTTCAGACTTCAACGAGTTCATTGCCAAGGATGTCAGTCCTTCAGAGTTGCAGAGCAGGGTTACTCTAGCCAGTCAGGCTACTACTCTTGCTTCTCCATCCTACAAGCAGGCACTTCAGCAGATGTATGGACTGAATGATGGTGCCATCACTGCATTCTTCTTGGATGAAGACAAGGCTCTTCCCGCTATCCAGCAGCAGGCAGCCGCTGCACAGATTGGTGGAGAAGCTCTCAAGAACGGCTTGCAGATCTCAAGTGATGCTCAGGCTTATGCTCAAGCTGGTGTTACTGATGCTCAGGCCTCCAAGGCCTACGGTCAGATTGCACAGCAGCTGCCCGAGTACAGCCAGATAGCTCATCAGTACAATGAGAACGTCACTCAGTCCACCTTTGAACAGGCTCTGCTTGGTGACAATGCACCGCCTCAGGGCGGTGCCAGTGCTGCTGCATTGCCTGGTGAAACTCCTCAGGCAACTCTTGACAGGCTTGCCAGTTGGAACAGGGCTCAAGCCGAAGGCAAGGTTGGCGGTGCCGGTCCTTTGATGGGACTTGCTCATACGTCTACAGAGAGTTAGTATTGAAGTGAGGGGATGATTCTATCTCTTCACCTAGCGGGATAGATCAGTGGTAGATCGCCTGGCTCATAACCAGGAAGTCGTGAGTTCGAATCTCACTCCCGCCACTTTTCGACTCAAGACCTTGAGTCGAAATACGATCCACTCTTCTAAGGGTAGGAAGCTAGCTTGTCACGCTAGTAATCGGAGTTCAATTCTCCGGTGGATCGCCGAGACAAGACCGACCGGCCCTCATGTCTCGCAATCACAAGTCCGGTAGAACGAATCTAGCTGCGCTCCCCGGCGCAGCTTTAGCGTTTGCAACCAACCTTAAGGGAGAAGTCGTCGTGAATGACGCATGGGGTATCACCGAGGATGACCAGCCGACCGACGGGCCGAAGGCCCTGCGTGAGGCATACAAGAACCAGAAGAGCCAGAACGATGAGCTGATGAAGCGACTGGCTGCACTGGAGGCGCAGGCTGCACGCAACAGTGCTGCTGACATCCTCGAATCTCAGGGAGTTGCCCGCTCCGCTGCAAAGTACTACACAGGCGAAGCGGATCCCGAGAAGGTAACCGCATGGGCAAACGACCTCCGGAGCGCTTTCGGCGCTCCTGTTCCCACTGACCAGACTACATCTCCCGTACTCAATGCTACCGATCAGGAGCAGTACCAGAGGATGATGCAGGCCGGTCAGGGTGGAACGACTATGGGCAATGTCGATGCTGCCAAGAGCAGCATCCATGATGCCAAGACTCCTGCCGAACTTATCGCAGCCTTTCAGAACCTCAACATCTGAGTGAAGGGCTGCATCCTCCCTTAAGGATGTGACATGGCAAACGCCTTTACCGGCACTGCCGCAATGGCGAATCTCGTCCAGACCGCGTATGACCGCGCTCTTGAGTTCGCTCTTCGTGCCCAGCCGATGTTCCGCATGGTCGCTGACAAGCGGCCCGTGCAGCAGGCGATGCCTGGTTCCAGTGTCGTGTTCGAGATCTACTCGGATCTCGCTCAGCAGATCACTCCGCTCAATGAGCTGGTTGACCCTGACGCTGTCGCCGCTGGCAACCCGTCTACCGTTTCCGTCACTCTGAATGAGTACGGTAACGCGATCCTGGTCTCGAATAAGCTGGACCTTTTCTCCTTCACCGATGTGACCGCTGGTCTCGTCAACCAGGTTGCGTGGAACCTTGTCGACTCCGTCGACCTCGTGGTTCAGAACGTTCTGGCCACCACCACGCAGACTCTTCGCCGGGTTCCGACCACTGGTGCGGTGTCCTATGGTTTCGGTACGACCCCCACTCAGGGTGTCGCGCTGAACACCATTGACTCCAGCGGCACCGCGCCGCTGGCTGACAACATCTACAGCTCTACGCTTGCGCGTACCGCTGTCGTTCAGCTGCGAACCAACAAGGTTCACCCGAACAAGGGCAGCTTCTACACCACCTACATCCACCCGCAGGTCTCGTTCGACCTGCGGCAGGAGACCGGTGCTGCTGCCTGGCGTGACCCGCACAACTACTCTGCTGCCGAGAACATCTGGGCTGGTGAGATCGGTGAGTACGAGGGCTCGGTCTTCATTGAGACTCCTCGTGCCATCAATGCTCAGGTTGGTGCTGGCTCTGGTTCGACCCAGACTCGCGTGTACAACACGTACACCGTTGGCCAGCAGGCTCTTGCCGAGGCTTGCGCTGAAGAGTTCCACACCATTCGCGGTCCTGTCGTTGACAAGCTCACCCGCTTCCAGCCTCTCGGCTGGTACGGCGTGGCGGGTTGGAGTCTCTATAGGCCGGAGGCCTTGATCATGACTCAGACTGCATCGAGTGCCCGACTGAACGCGTAATGAAATGGGGGAGCCTTCGGGCTCCCCCTATTCTCTATGGAGAACCAGTGACCCTCTACCACTTCAGGACTCCTGACGTTCCACGTGAGGATCCCTTCGCTTGGAATCCACTGATGGAACGTTACGGCATGACTCGTGGTGTCACGGTTCATCAGACTGCTCCGGGTCCCAACTATATCCTCGTCCGCTATGACGCTTACACGAATGAACTCGGAGCGAAGAACTTGCCGGTGTCTACCGATCCTCAGTATCCGGAGACTGGGCTCAATGTGTTCCGTGGTGGCTACGACTGGATCGTTGACGGCAACACGATGACTGACCTGATCACCTCTGGGATCGGAATCGATTCCAGCAACTTCACTGTCTACTATCCGCCTGGATCCTATGGTGCTGGTGGCTTCGGTTCTGGAGGTTTTGGCGGATGAGTTATCGAACTAGTTCGATGATGCGAGGAGCGGAGCGACGATGAGTTTCACCCCGATCGATCCCGGTACTCTCAATTGGGATGTGCCGCTGAATGCGGCACTAGTCAATATTGACAGTGAGGCTACCACCGCACAGTCTGCCGCCAATGCGGCTCAGACTTCTGCCAATGCCGCTCAGTCCACTGCCAATACTGCCGTAACTAACGCAGCGGCAGCGCAGACTACAGCCAACACGGCAGTCACCAATGCGGCAGCGGCTCAGACTACAGCCAATACTGGTGTGACGAATGCAGCAGCAGCACAGTCGACGGCTAACACTGCTGTGACTAATGCTGCCACAGCTCAGACGACTGCCAATACTGGAGTCACCAACGCTGCCGCTGCACAGACTACAGCTAATGCCGCCCTGCCCAAGGCAGGCGGCACCATGACTGGT